AATATTTATGCGTAAACTCGTGTTTAGATGTATTTATCAATAAAAATTGCGAGTTCAACTTGACACCCTACGTAACTCTAGTGTTTCCTAGAACATGACAGAGCCACTCACAAGGTGGCTTTCGCCGACTGAGAGGAGCAGAAATGCTTAATATCAGAAAAGATAAGCTAGAAAAGATAGCGGTACTTGCAGTATACGGCTTAGTACTTGGCACATTTCCTCAGGCGATTGCTAACGCAACCGCGGAGGAGCCGGTCAAAGTTGTAGAGCAAGTTCCTGTGGACCCGCTAGAGAAGTACAAAGGAGCAACAAAGTTGTCGGACACTGATTTAGTAGGACTGCTTAGCGCGGTTGGTTTTGAGGGAACAGCCCTCAAGGTCGCCTATGCGGTAGCTAAAAAAGAGTCTAACGGCCGCCCCTTAGCCCACAATGGAGACCAAACTACAGGTGACAATTCTTACGGAATATTCCAAATCAACATGATTGCTGACCTTGGACCTACCCGCCTAGAAAAGTTTAACCTCAAATCAAACACTCAACTCTTCGACCCGGTCATTAACGCAAAAATTGCGTTCTTTATGACTAGAGGCGGCGAAGACTGGTCCTCCTGGAAAATCGTTCCAGGCCAGCACAATGGAGAAAGATACCAGCAGTATCTAAAGGAGTTTGCTGGACTACACTAATAATTCAAACCAAAAAGCCCCCAGCCATTGGCTGGGGGCTTTTTGTTTGTGTTGAGATTATGAAAGTACTGCAAACGGTGTAATTGAGATTGTAGCTGTTGAAAGCACTGAGGCTGTTCCAGCTGCAACTGTCTGAGACTTGATAGTTCCCTCGACACCTGAAAGACCAGCAACAGAAAGACCTGATGTTGATAGTGCTCCTGAAGTTGTGGTTGTGTAAGAAACAGTGTTTGTAGCAACTGCTGTAACTGTGAAGGTACCGTTGAGTGCGGTATCTGGAGCTGCAAGTGATGCAACAGTAATCTTTGTACCTACTGGGTACTTAGCACCAGCACCTGTTGAGGTGATTGTTGCTGTTGTACCTGTACGTGATACTGCTGTGATTGTTGATACTGCGTTAGTTGCTGCTGAAGCTGTTGTGATATTAGCTGCTTCGTAACCAGCATCCTTAAGAGCATCAAGTGCAAGAGCTGTTGTCTGTCCAACAACTGAAGGTACGTTGATGAATGTGATTCCAGCGCCATCGTATGCTGTTAGGGCGTTTGTAGCCTCTACCTTGCCGTACCACTGTCCTGTAATTTCACCTGCGTTTGCTGCGTTAGTTACTGTGAACTTTAGTGCGTTGGCTGAAGCAACTGTTGCTGAAGACAGGTTGTAAGCTGAAGCTGTAAGTCCGGTGATGTTTACAACATCTCCAACTGCAAGCTTGTTCTGTGAGGTGTATGTAACAGTTGTGCCGTTACCTGTAGCTGCTGTAATCATGTAGCTACCTACGCCTGGTGTGAATGATGGGTAGTTGTTCCACTCAGCTTCTGCCAATGTGTGGTTGTTGCTAGTTGCAGCTGTTAGACGTGCGCTTGGGTAGGTTGTATAACCAGACCAATCATAATTTTGAGTGTAATCGTTTGCTACAGCTACAACAGCTGTTCCGTCTGTACGCTCATCATTTGGTTGCATTGGGAAGTTACCCCATACGAAATCAGGTGCTACGTTACCTGCAGAGTCAGTGCGGTTACCGACGTTGTTAGTTCCAGCTGCGGTGTCACCAATGGCAATGGCGTAAGCGCCCGTAGCCTGGTCTGCACCCACTGGAAGTGGTGAGTTATAACTTGACATTATTTACCTTTTTTTCTCTAGAGTGGTATTAACGCCTGATATCGGAGGCGCAAAGGCTATTGTCCAACGGAAATACAGAGGTTGTCAGGCTTAATTCGAAGACTCTCCGTTAGGGCCCTTACCTGGACGACTGTAGGTCCCAATACTAGGTGTCTCATTTTTAGTTAAATATATTTTGCGTATGCCAAATCTACTGTCTCTAATTGTGACAGGCTTAAACTTTGCATCAGTGTCAAACGTTTTTTTTCTCATGGTACTGAATCACTCCATTGAACGGCGTTTGTTACTTGCCCTTGAGTAGCTCCCCAAGCACGAGTAAGAGCGTCGCGGAACTCTCGGTCACTAGGTTTATCTAAAGTTTTTTGGTTTTTTTCGGGAGGCCACTTAGCGTTAACATACGGGATTAGTGGAATCATTAGATGTTACTAAATTTATTTAATTGGTGTTCCAACGCCGCCGCCGCCGCCAGGAGGTGTGCCACCAAATTGACCCTTAGAGCCGATACCAGCCACGTAATCAAGGCCTTGACGGATAGGTGCAGGAGGTTTTCCGGCGCTATCATCAGCACTCGAACGACCAAGGCGGGCCGCATAACCTTTGTGTCGTTCAGCTGCTTCTGCTTGGCTTAACTCTCCTGAGTCAACCGCTGCTTGCATTCTCTTCGTTGACATACGTGTAGTTTTAACTTTAGGTGGTGCGGTTATTTCTTTTGGCCCTCCCCCTATTGGTGGAGTTACTTGTACGCTAGGTACATATCTAGGACCTCCGCCTCCGCCAGGTGGAGCAAAACCAGGATTAAAACTTGCACTTGCACTATCAAGGTTAACAGCTGTTGTGTGCGGATTTTTTTCAGCAAATCCTGATAAGTGCTCACTTGCACGGCCGCGGCTCCAGTCTTGCCTTAGTGTGTCACGGCCTGCGGTCCAGTCGTCCTGTTTCACAGTAGCATCTGTTCGTAAGCTAGTGCGGTTAAATTCTTTATCAGCTTCGCGCTGACCTCTATTTTCATCGCGGTCACTCTTAAGCGAGTCATTCTGATTTGCAAGATAAGCACCGTGAGACATTTCATCACGACGCATCTGCATGTACTGGCGCATTTGGCGACTACTCATACCGCTACCGCGACCGCCACCGCGAGCACCAAAGTATCTTCCAGCAGCGTTATCGCCTACACCTGAATTAAGGTTCATGCTTCCCTCCGGTAATGATGGCATATTAATATTGTTCCTGTTCTACTTAGGAAAGTCTGTCTAAACTTGGACGAAAATCTCCGCTAATTGGGTCAACAAAATCTTCCCAGCTAAATACTGGTTCTCTGTCACATGTTCCGTCAGCGTAAGCCATAGTCTGATTCTAGATGTTTTTCTTCACACATACGGGCTAAATCAGGTACAACATAACGCTTATCGCATAAAGCGCATATCCAGCGCTTTATGCGTTCAGCATCATCCACTACTTACCGCAGGTTGGGCACTTAGCTGCTGCTGTAGCAGGTTTAGCTGCTCCTGCTGCTTTGAACTTTGGGCGGCCAAAGCCAACAATTGAAATCAAGACTCCAGCCTTGTTCTTCTTAAATGCACGAAGTTGCTTGCACACTTCTCCGCCATTTCTTTGGCTTCCAGACTTCTTTGAAGATGTGTTGCCTTCTATACACCAAACAGTGCCATCTTCATTATCTTTTACAACAATACCAACGTGAGAAATTCTATCAACGCCGTCTGCGGGGAAATCAAAATAGACGATATCTCCTGGTTCTGGGTCTGCAATATCTCCATCAATCCAAGCACCAGCTTTCTTGAAAGCCTGTGCTCCACCTGGAGTGTAAACAGTGTTAGGGATTTTTACGCCCGCTTCGTTTCCGCACCAGTTGATGAAACTTCCGCACCATGGTTGGAAGTTAGCCTTTGTATACGCGCCGTACTTTGTCTCATTGTCCTTAGGACCTTCGATAGTACCTAGCTCTGCTGTAGCAACTTCAATGAGGCGAGCTGCTGTTCCTTGTTCTGCCATTACTCTTTATCCCAATCTGTATCAACTGGTTGTTCTTCTGGCATAGCGCCATTTGGCTTAGCTGCTAGACGAGCAGCGGTTGCGTCAATTTCTGCTTCAAGCTTCTTATCGGCTTGTGTGTTTTTGGCGTCCATCTCTTTGTTTTGTAGCTGAGCTGACATAATGTCTTTAGCTCCAGATGAACCAATAAGAATACCTGCAAGAGTTCCTGTAATAAAAGTAGCAATAC